GAGCGGCGACGGTTAGAGCGTCAGTTGCAGATGCAACAAAGGGCCATGCAGGTCATGGGGCTTAGCCAACAGATGTCCTTTGAACAGGGCCAGGCTGGACAGGCGGCGAAGTTCAACCAAGGGCAGTTTATCAGCGGTGGTGGCGGTGGGTCACTGCCATCTTCCTTGACCTCGGGGAGTGGGACAAGGATCGTTGTTACCAAATCCGGCCAAAAGATGCCCAATGGGCTAGAGATCCTGCAATACAATCTTGTCAAGGACGGCAAGGTTATTGATTCCTTTATTGGTGGCGTTACAGGTCAAGGACGGAATCAAAGCGCGGCGGGAACAGCAAGAGCCAACGTAGCGGGTAGCATGACACCGTTGCCGGATGGGTCATGGGCTATCAATGTTTCACAGGCCAAGCAATTTGCTAATCAATATGATCGGGGGCAGTTCAGTAATTACAAGCCGAGTCAAATCGGTAGCGGGCAAGTGGGGCCTGCCTGGATTGGCGCAGATCCGAAGTTCAACACGGGGCGCAGTGGTATTGGATTTCATCTTGAAAATGTTAGTCCTGGCAGTGCGGGCTGTTTGGTCTTTACCGATCCGGCTCAGATCCGAAAAATAGCCGATTGGGTTGTTAAGTCAGGGGCTAGCAACATGACGGTTGCCTTGGGGGCTAATGCGGCTCCTATGGCTTCTAGTCAATCCCGAGGGAGTGGCGGGGCCAATAGTCGGGGTAATGCGATTGCTCAGGCGGCTAAAATCCTGGGCATTAATCCCCTTGACCTGGCAACGATCATTGAATTTGAATCAGACGGGATACCCAACAGACGGGGCGGGGCTGGCGGCAATTATCAGGGGCTAATTCAGTTTGGCCCAGCAGAGCGCAAGAAGTACGGCTACAACCCTGGCATGAGCTTTGAGGATCAAGTGCTTGGACCTGTGGTGCGCTACTTCAAAGACCGCTTTAAGGGTGTGGGGATGAGTACCCAAGGGGCTACTCTAGAAGACCTCTACACCACCGTCTTGGCGGGGAATCCTAAAGCGAATCGGGGCGCAAGGGATGCCTTTGGTACCAGTGCCCGTTCTGGTGTGCAAAAAATGCTCAAGCCGGGGGCGGATCGGGATATTGCCCTTAAGAAATACTTTGGCGGCAATGCTCCCGGTGGCGGCGGGGCCGGTGGGGGAGTGGAAGCCTACGGACTAGCCAACGTGCCAAACGTTACCGTCACCCAACTAGACCTGCAGGCCAAGCTAAATGAGCTTCACACCGAGCAATCGATCAACCTCCGAGAGCAGGCTATTGAACAGGCTGAGCTAAACAAACTTATCCAAGAGCAAGCCAATATTGCCCCCCAGATGATGCGGGACAACCTACGGCAACTCAAGGAGCAGACCCGGCAGATAGAAGTTGAGTCCAACCTGCTACGGCTCCAAGGCGAGGAACGCAAGGACTACCTAGCCCAGTTGGAGTACGAAAAGCTCTACAAAAACGAGATCCTAGCCCTAGAGCAAGCGATCCGCGACACCAGCGATCCGGTGCAGAAGTTGGCCCTGCAAAAAGCCCTTGTCGAGGCAGTGAAACAGGAGGGGGAAGTGCGGGCGGCCATTGCTGTCAACCAGGCGGCCCAAGACCAACTAGAGGCGCAACGCAAACAGGTGGAGTGGGCCGAAAGCCAGATCCAATCCCTCAAGTCCCTGACATTTTCCATGTCTGTGATGAATCAGGAACAGGAGATGGCAGTCCGTATGGCTGACAACATGGGCAATGCCTTTGCTGATGCCTTTACCCGCTTTGTAACTGGTACCGGAACGGCCCAAGAGGCCTTTGCTGGGTTCATGTCTGGTATGGTTTCGGTCTTTGCTCAGGAAGTCCAGCGGATGGTGGCGGTAGCGGTGGCTAATAACCTCTTCCCTGGGCTGTTGAATCTCTTTGGGGGCGGTGGTGCCCCTAGTCTGTTTGGGGGCGGCTTTAGTGGCGGCCCTGGTTTCTCCATTGGGGGCATTACCGGCGGTGTGGCCAGTGGCGTGGCCTTGCCTGGGTTCTCCGTTCCCGCTCTAGCAGATGGGGGCGTGGTTCGTAAGCCCACCATGGCGTTAATTGGGGAACGTGGCCCTGAGGCCGTGGTACCCCTTGACCAGATGGGCGGGGTAAACTCAGTGGTTAATGTCACTGTCAACAACGATGGATCTGTGAAGACCGACAGCAACCAGGGCAACGAATTGGGCCGGGCCATCCAGAGGGCTGTAGTGGATGAGATAGCCCGCCAAAAACGTAGCGGAGGACTCCTAGCGAGTGTGAAATAATGCCAAGCACCCTGACCTTCTCGATTCAATACGGAGCAACCAAGAACACTACCACCCGAGTTAAGCGGTTGAGTTTTGGGGATGGCTATGAGCAGGTGGCCCCCGATGGGATCAACATCATTGATGAGACCTGGGATGTGGTCACGGTTCCCCTGCGGGATTCGGTGGCAGATACCCTAGAAAGCACCCTTAACGGGCTACTGGGGGAATGGTTCTACTGGACACCGCCCTATGGCTCAGAGGGCAAATACCGGCTCAATTCTGCCATCAGTCGCAACTATGTGGGGGTGAGCAGTTCCACCCTCTCCTTTACCCTGAAAAAAGTTTATGCCAGCGCCTAACAGTGACCTCCAGAAGCTCTATCATTCCGGCATCGTGGCCCTGTTCACCCTGGATCTGGGGGACATCGGCGGCGGGGTCTATCGGTTCTGTAATTACAACCAGACCAGCGGGGCTAATGTCAGTTTTGGCGGCGTGGTCTATCAGGCTGTACCGATTGTGGCGGAGGGGTTTGAGATTAACAGCACGGGGCAGATTCCCACCCCTACCCTCAAGGTCTCTAATGTTTTTGGGGTGATCACTGGACTGATTGGGCAGTATGACGATCTGGTGGGGGCCAAGCTCACCCGGCGGCGCACCCTAACTAAATACTTGGATGGCCAACCAGCGGCCGACAGTAGTGCCTATTTCCCTGATGACATCTGGTATGTTGAGCGGAAAGTCAAAGAGGATAAACTATCGGTCGAGTTCCAGTTAGCCTCATCCCTAGACCTGGAGGGGGTACAGATCCCATTCCGGTTAATGATCCAAAATACCTGTGTCTGGCAGTATCGGGGCGATGGTTGTGGCTATGGGGGTGGCCCTGTGGCTGACGAATTTGATAACCCGACGGGTAACGCCAATCTAGACAAGTGCGGCAAGCGTGTCACCTCCTGCCGTCTCCGATTCGGGCAGTTCGGACAGTTGCCATTTGGGGGCTTCCCTGGCCTGGATAGACGGGCGTTTTGATGCCTGTGCGATACACTGAACATTGAGCGTGAATAACTGTTTAATGCCATACCTGGGGGATTGAGCCACCCCCTTTTTTTATATGCCCGCTTCCCATTTAGAAAACATTTTTGAGACCCTGTTTAAGTTTCGCCATCCTCGGATCAAGCTGATCCATGATTCGATTAGGCCTGTGCCGGGGCGCAAATTTCGCCTTGATTTTGCCCACCCCCAGACCAAGGTGGGCATTGAAATATCTGGGAACATTTGGAGCAAGGGAGGGCATTCTAGCGGTGTTGGGCTGATGCGGGATTATGCAAAGCTCAACTTGTCTCAGGCTAACGGGTGGATTGTATTTCAGTTGGCCGAGCAACAGATCACAGAGGAGTGGTGTGATCTGATTGCCGAGGTAATTCGGGAAAGGTCAAAGACGAACAATCGGGGCTGACTGTTTGATGTAGCATAGGCAAAACGTTGTTGTTGAGTTTCCTATGACTACCAAAACTTGCCCTACCTGCTCTGCTAAATGGATCGATGACCAACTCTATTGGTCAACGGGGAAACCCGGCTCTGAGTTAGACCTAGCTGGCCTTGTCTGCAATCCCTCCGCCAATGGTCGGCGGTGCATTAACCCCTGTCGAGGGCTAGATGGGGGCGATACCTGGCAAAAAAGAAGCCAGAGCATTGATAAGGCCCTGGCTGAATTGGATGTGGCTTTTTCTGCGTCGGTTATGGATTAAAATCCTGCGTGTCCCGTGGTGTCAAGTCCAAGGGACTCCATTAGGTGATAAAGCCGATTAGCGGCATAATTCGGTTGCATCCATTCTCCATCAGACCGCAAGCTCTCTACAAACGTTATCTCCCGCAAGTTAACGTCTAACAATTTGGACTGTAGTCTCCGATAGAGATTATCTAAGTAGTCGTCGAGGGGTGGAGCCGATTTCTCGTAGTATGTGCTGGCCTCCTCGATAAATCGGTTTAATTTGTCCCATTCAATAAAATTCATAATCACTACCGCCGAATCAACCGCCGATTGGCCAGTGTTACCTGCTCCCCTGGGACAACTTCATCCAGGGAGCAATACTGCCAAGCCATGACATTCACGATGTCTTCAGCGGGTACCGTCTCATCAGTCCATGTGCCAAAGACCTGGGCCACTACGTCCCTGATGGTGCAATCGCCTTTCTTGCTGGCCCGGAAGAGGAAGCCAGCATTAACGCCTAGGTCAATTAGTCTTTTGTCCTCGGTGCATTTGCCGAGATATAAAACAGCTAGGAAATCCTCAACGCTGAGATTGTCGGGAACCTGGGCATGATCCATGGCAATCTGGAAACGCTTGCGACGGGAGGGACACGGGCGCTCTACCTTGACCCAATGAAGCTCCACAAGCTCCACATCGTCATCGGTCTCTTTATTCCATTCGATGCTATACCAAGTGAACGTGTTGCTGATGGGCTGACCAAAGCCTTTGGGGTCGAGGGATTTGGCCCTGGTTTTGGCTATTCTGCGTTTTAGTCCTGACAGTGGCATTAGTTGGATCAGATAGCCGATCAGGTCTAGCTCGGTGTCCTCTGCATCCCATGGTGTTTGGTTTTGCAGGCGTTTTAGCTTATCGTCAATCCTCACCCGGATCTGCTCCTCCGGGCTGGCTTGGCTAAATACTCGCAGAGGGTCTAGGGCCGAGTTGCCATAGGCGGCATTTTTAGCCAATAGCATCTGCTCAATTTCCTCTAGGACAAGGCCTAGTGATTCTCTGAAATCCATGGTTATTCTCCCAGGAAGAGTTGGCGAGACTTGATGGCATGGAATCGGCGGTCAAGTTCGCCTAGGTATTCCCGCTTGAGTTGCTGAGACTCTTGCACATAGGCTGATAGTTGCCACGCTTCGGAGATGGATTCTAGTCCAGTCTGAGTTAAGAAGTTGTTAAGGGCTTTGTAGTCAGGCTTGCCGCTTTTGGTCTTGAATCCATAGCGGTCACAAAGATAGGTCTTGGTAACGGTCTCACCATCGTTAATGATTTCATCGTCCTTGATGATGCGGTCACGGTACTCTATTTTTTCAACGACACTAAATCCAAGTATCTTTTGTTGCACCGGCTCTGGGCAGGTGTTGACGATGGTATTGCGAAACTGAGCTAGGGCTAGATCTGCTTGTTTAGCCTGGGCTATAGCCATTTCCTTTTGAGCCTCTAGCGCTAGTCCCTCGTTGCGAAGCTTAATAAGCTCCATTTCATGGGCAATAGACGGATAACGCTCCTGAACCAGTCGCCAATTCTTCTCTGCTTCGATGAAGTATTGACGAATTTGATCGCCCTGCTCTGTCTCGGCCATCAAGCA